TTTACAACCACATCCTGCAAAAGATGTAGTTTTGACTCATAAACCACTCTACCGTAATAAAAATATTCGCGGAGAGCAGTGGTAATTACAGAAATACCCTGAGCTTCTGGGCACACTGTCTTGGATTTACACCAAGTCATCAACATTTTTTCAATCGAATCATGATCCAAAGGTGCTAACATGCACCCCGTTTCGTCTTCGAATCGCCAAGTTCTTTTAAGGAATGAAGATTCACTTATGTTGATAAAGGGCACACTAGGAGCCTCTTTATCAGCCATAGTATAGACAATGTCAAGTTCTGCAAATCGAGAAGCTATTGCAGTGTGATTAAACCAATCACAATCATCTCTCACGGACATGATATTATCATCACCGTAAGTCATGAGATTGACACATTCTTTAAATCCACCATTAAAATCTTGAGGTTTCAAAGTGAAGAAAGCGTAACGCATGCGCAAGCTATTTACCAATCCATTGATCACTACCGTAAGCGGGTGACCAGATGGATTAGAGCCAAGCAATTGCATAAGATCTCCATTGAAATCAACTACAGCATAAGCTGTATCTTCAGCAATTCCTCTAACAACAGTTATATCCGCTGGAGAATAATTACCTGAAAGTTCAAGAAAATGGATAATGATATCGAATGCAGCTAAAATTTCTTTAGGACTCATACGTTTGTCAAAGGCCTTATAATCACCAGCTACTATTCGATCTATACCATGTTTGACGATGTAATTATAGAGTTCTTCCCATTCCAAGGATTGGGCCACAGTACCTGGCGCAGATTCAAAAGCAAATCTCTCGTTTTGCTGAATACGTGAAAATGATAGCAAGAATTTACGTACTACAATAGTCCAATCAAAGGTAGCTCCCGTGAAAACACGAGTTTTACCAATCTTGGCTTTTTTGAAAGTAACGGGTTCATCCTTCAAATGTGCACAGAAATTTGGATGGGCTTGTTTACCAGTGAGATAAGTAGCTATGATTTCGTCAACGCGATTCATAATCTCATCATCCACTTTCACAGGGTCCATCATTCCATGTTCGGGTGGAGTAGAAACCATAAAATATTTCTTAGATTTTTTCCAGGGATTACCAGCGCTAGTGTTTCTATTGATTTTATCAATATAAGCCACTTGAGCACCATTAATTGCTGTAAAATTATCCAATGGCATGAGCATTCCAGAAATATTATCTGGATTTATCACACTCATGACATCCGAAATATAACTTGAAACACAGTGATTCAGAATCGATGTGTCCAAAGTACATATGGGTCGAACCAAATCCTTAGCAGCAGTATGCCAAGGAACCCACGATCTCATCTCAGGTTGTGTATAATTAATACAATAATCATGCGATTTTAAAATCGAAGACATGGGTGTATTAATTACAGTAGATTTACTCTTACCACGGAAATCATTAAATGATCCATATATATTAGCTGAACCCTCATTAATATATCTGAAAACAGACTTCTTATTAAGACCAACAATTGGTCTTTTAGCCGTCGCCGATGAAATTAGAGTAAAATCACCACTCTCAACATTAAAAGGTGAAAGTTTTTCATATATAGCAGTTATAAACTCGAAGTTAACTGAGGTAGAATAAGCCTCAGACTTCTTGCTATTACTAGCTAAAAAATGAATACCAACAATGCTAAAACCAAATGCCGAATTAATAATCAGGGGAGTTCCACATTCACCTGCTTCCGTAGGTCGAGTAGCAAAACCCTGCCAATTAATGTGTTTAGAATCGATATTGTGAGAAGGAAACTTAAAAGATCTTTCTTTACAAATAACGATTTTCTTCACAGTATTAATGGATGTCTTACCGTCATCATCTCTACAAGCATAAGCTCCGTTAAACACACCATCAGCT